TTTGCTGTTTCGGTTTTATCTACGTTAAACCATATTGGTTCATTTGGCTTTGGCATTAAGAGCTCCTTTTAAAAATGTTTTCCACGAAGCAGCTTGTTTAGGCCAAGAATAATATATCTGAGTGTAATTAGCTTGAGTGGTTAAATGACTATGTATCTGCGGCTCGTGTAAAGTTTCTGCAGCGGCAGAAATACCATAGGCAAACTTTTCTGCTAACGCTTTGTAATTACTGTCATAAGGAATATACATTGGAAACTCTGCTCCTGTTTCAAACAAAGCTCCATAATCGGTTACAATACTATATAGTCCCGCAGACATTGCTTCTAATAAAGAAATACAAGAAGTCTCTTCGAAGATACTAGGATAAACATACATATTATAATTTGGTAAATGTTCTCTAATATATTCATTTGGTTTATAACCAATGTAATTTACATTAGATAAAGACTCAGCTTGGTCATATAATGCTCTATAATTAAAATCATTTTGTTCATGAAACTCTTTACCGTATACCTCACAGGAAGAATAAACATCTAAAGTAATTAACGGGTTTTTAATTAATTGCATTGCACCAAGTAAAACAGATAATCCTCTCCAGGGTGTGTTCTGATGAATTATTTTAATAGGTTTACCCTTTTCATAATGTGGAGATTGTTTTATTTTCTCAACTCCATTTTTAATAACCACACATTTTTCAGTAGGGATACCAAACATCATTCTAAATTTTTCATAATTCCAATGAGAATTAAAAACATACCAATCATATTTGTGATGATTAGCTTTATCTTTAAACCACGGATATAAATTCGGTTGATCGTAAGAATTTTTTTGCCAAAGTATATTAAGTTTATTAGGATCAATGGGAACTTTACCCGGTACGCTAGTACAAATTTGTACTTGATCTAATAAATTTTTATCTACGTATTGATGTAAAAAACCTAGTTGTAATTCAGTTCCACCTTTAGGGCTTTGGTTTCTTATTTTCATTCATAACTTTCTGGAAAACATCCAATCCTTTCGGTGAGACGTGAACTGTAACATCGGTTACAATATCAGGACCCTCTACTTTCTCTTTAGACGTTTTGCCTGTTTTTGTGTTTCTATAAATTGTTATCGTTGTACAATCTATTTTATGTATATTATCCGTTTTCATTCTCTCTGTTTATAAGCGCATAACTAACTACTACTTCAAGTTTATTAGCGGTTTCTGCTTGAGCTTTTATAGCATCTCCTGCTTCTAAATTCAACCCCTGTTCTGTGGCATTGACTGTGCTTGTAGCAGGTATGTCTTTTCTAAAAAATTCTACATCTGTACTAGCAGATGAATCTCTTAGATCACAATTAACTAATACAGCTCCTGTGCTGTTATTGGATACATATACAGATTTTATAATAGCTATAGCGGACGTAGATATAGTTAAAAGAGTTGTCATAGCCGTTCCGTCTAATATTTTAGATGCGTTTTTATATTGTATTGTCATGATAAAAAATAATTAAAAGCGTCTTGTTCATTTTTTAAATCTTCTTGAAAAGAAAAATTAAGTTGTTGTTTCATTGTAGTCATTGACTCAATAATTTGTCTTTGATTTTCTGCGTCATATTCTTGTTTAGGTTCAGGTATATAGTTAGTTAGTTTAGCCATTACGCTCTATTTATTTTTCTTAATGTTTTAGCAAAACGAGCTCGTTGACCTAATTTACCTTTAGCTTTAGCTGCCTTATTTAGTTTGTCTAAAGGTATCTTTTCACCTTTTTTAATATTTAAAGCTTTTCTTAAAGAACCTGGTTTCTTAATTGCTTTTTTAATGTTTAATCTTTTTGTCATTATCTTCTCCCGTCTGGTTGAGCATCCATTCTAAAACTACCATAACGCCATGTTTCACCTGCAGCATCGTTTTCTATTTTTAAAGATAGTAATCTTCCTCTTGCTCTAGTGTCCACTTTATCAGTGGTAGAAGTTATTGTAAAGGGACCTAAAGGTGAGCTTGATTGAGCATCTGAAGGGTAATCCGATATAAATAAAGTTACTTTAGAATTACCTACTAAAAATTTATAATCTGGCATAAATCTTCTCATCGACATAAATATTTCTCCATCATCAATATCAAAATCTCCAGATCTAATAAAAGCATTAATTGAGCTTCTGCCTGAACTATTAACTTGATCATTTCCTACTTCATGAGCGTAGTAGATAGACGCTCCATATAAATTGGTAATACCTAAAATATCTGGAAACACTGGAGTGGTTGTAGATTCGTAATCTGTTGCATAAGGTTTGTCAAATACACCTTGATCAGCGTAAGTAGTTCTATCTAATGATGAAGTAGTCCAAACATTTTCTTGATAATTGTAAGTTACACATCTATCTATTTGTTCTGATCCATTTTTTGGATAAAACCAATTTACTTCAGTATATAAAGAATTTGGTGCAGAAAAAATTACATCAGAGGAATTAAAATTAAGACCTAAATTTCCATTTTGTGTTGTAAATACAAAGTCTTCTACTAAACAAGGTAAGGCTTTTACAGTACCATCATACATAAAAAACCCACCTTCATTAGACATCCAATATATAGCGCCATTGACATAAGAAGCTGCATGTTGTCCTATGCATCCACAGTTTGTACCAACTTGTCTAACACTAAAAGTAAAGGGAGGACCTACAAATTGAATTACATAAGCAGCGTTATCTGTTAAAACAAAAACATAATCTTTACCTTGAAGAGCGGCTCTAATTTCATTACCAGTATCAAGTCTAAATGTTCCTGCGGTGTTAGTAGCAGTTGGTAAATAAGTATTTAAATCTTCTTGATTAGAAAATCTTACAAACATAGGATCTTGAGTTGTTGTATCTCCAATAGTTGTTTCGGTTCCGAAATGAAATAAGTGTCTGTCTCGATCTGAGACTAATGTAAATCTGCTGGCTGTAGGATTGTTACCTGTTGCAAAACCTGATGTAGTTAATGATGCTCGAATACCTCGAGCTCCTGATGCTCCAGCATTCCACGTAAAAGTTTTACCATTAAGTATAGTTGCAACTAATACTTGACCAAAATTATCAAGGCTCCAATTTCCTGGATCTAAAATTACATCACTAGTTGCACTTTCAGTTCCCCATGTGCTAGATCCCCATAAATCTGTACCCCAACCATAACCTGCAGTTTGAAAAGTAGGACCTACTTCAACATAAGGGTTAACAGTTGCAGCACCAGCTGCAGTCATACCTGAGCCTCCTTCATTTCTAGAAGCTAATATAGTAAACTTGTCTACATCTGGAGTTGTTTGTATTTCATAAACCTTTTCTAATTCTGCTGCTGTAAAATCAGATGCACCTGTAACTGTTACACTAGATAATGTTACATACCTTCCTTTAGCTAAACCGTGAGATCCTTTATTTATAGTTACAGTATTTGAACCACTAACAGTTGTTATAGTACATCCAGTAATCGCTGTATCTAACGGCGTAATATCAAAAAAATCATTACCATAATATAAAAACAAACCTTGAGAAGTTCCTATGGCTGCATATTTTTCACCTTCTAAAGAGGTCCAAGTTAATTGTGCTCTTGCTGCTCCTGGTAAAGTTAAAGATGCAGCAGTTAGTTGTTCCCAGCCACCTATTTTTTCAGGTGCGGTATATCTAAAACGTACAAAGTCACCATCTACCCATTGTCCAGGAAGAGCCGAAGGTACGCTTTGTTTATTAAAACCAGGTGCAAAATCTACTTTTTTTAAGGCCATAATTGTGTTATATATTAGTTTTACAGAGAATGAAAGTAACATAAAGAATAAAATAAATGAATAGAATAGTAGCATTTCACGATTCCCATAGCTCTTCAGTGTGTGAAATTAGAGACAAAAAAATATTTTATGTTCAAGAAGCAGAAAGATTAGATGAAAAAAAACGAAGTTCGAATATGGAAGCCCTTATAGAAAAATATAAAAATCAACATATTGAAAAAATAATTTACGCCAATATAACTAATGAAGATCCGAATTCAAAAGTATTAAAACATTATTTAAAAAAATATAATGTTACATATAATGTTTTGAAAAAATATAATGAACATCATTTTTTTCATGCGTGTGCTGCTTACTATAAATCAGGTTTTAATGAAAGTTATGTTTTAGTTGCTGATGGCTCTGGCCACTATTATGAAAATAAAGGAGATGAAATAATTAGTTGTTATTATTTTAAAAAAAATAAATATAAAACAATATTTAAACTTTACAAAAACAATAAAGAAAAAATTTTAAACAAAAAGGAAACATCAATAAACACTTTAAGTATAGGAAATTGTTTTTTACATTTAGTAAAAATATTTAAAATGAAAGAACCAGGATCTTTAATGGGTTTATCATCCTATTCAAATTTTGAACAAGACAATTTTTTTACAAACAATAATAATCATTTCGCAGTTGATTTATCACTACTGTATGAATTAAAAAAATACGATAAATTAAAAGCGGCAAGCCTACTTCAGAAAAGCACTGAAAAAGTAATATTACAATACGTAAAAAATATTATAAAAGATAAGAAAAGAAATTTGTGTGTTTCTGGTGGTGTGTTTCAAAACACAGTTGTTAATTCAAAAATATTAGATATTTGTTCTAATTTATATGTAGATCCTTTTGCAGATGATAGTGGAATATCAGTGGGTGCAGCTTTGTTTGAGCTAAATAAAAAAGAATATGTTAATGAAAAATTCAATAATTTGTATCTAGGAGATCCTGCGGATTATTCTCATTTTGTTAATAGAAAATCAAAAAATGTAAATTATAATGATATCGCTGATATTATTGCCGAGGGAAATATAATTGCTATTTATCAAGGAAGAAATGAATTAGGAAAAAGAGCTTTAGGAAACAGATCTTTTTTATTTGACCCAAGAGATTTATTTGCAAAAGAAAAAATAAATTTATTAAAAAATAGAGAGTGGTTTAGACCCACTGCAGGGACAGTTTTATATGAGCATAGAAATGATTGGTTTGATTTAAAATCAAAAGATGAAACACCTTTTATGTCTTATGTATTTAAAGTAAAAAATAAAAAAGATATTCCAGGAATAACTCATGTTGATGGAACATGTAGAGTTCAAACCTTAAAAAAAGAACATAATTTTCATTACTATAACCTTATTTATGCTTTTTATAAAATTACGGGTGTTCCAATATTGTTAAATACTTCATTTAATTTAGCAGGATTACCATTAGTAAATGATGGGTTCCACGCTGCAAAAACTCTTGTTTCACCTGAAAATCAAAAAATGTGTAATTATCTTTATTTACCGGAGTTAGGTAAACTTTACAGTAGGGACTGTTTATGATAATTTTTATAATAATGAAAGAAGTATAATTATGGACCATTTAGAAGCAATTGTTGAGATAAAAAATATAATTCCTCCTGCATTTACAGATAAAATAATATCTTTAACAAAAGAAAAAGCTAAAAGTAAGTTGCCTGTTACATTTGGGACAGAGACTGATATAAGAAATGTTAATGGATATACCTTAAATTTTAATACACCTACTAATTTGTTTTATTGGAATTATATCAAAAAAGAAATAGAAAGACTTCATTTTTATTATAAATCAAAATTTCCTCAAATAGAAAATAATAAGGTAAATCAAATAGATTTACTAAAATATGATATAGGTGGAAAATACGAAATACATACAGACAGTTATTCTAATAATCCTAGATCTCTTAGTGTCATTATGAATTTAAATGATAATTACGAAGGAGGAAATTTAATTTTTACAGATCAAAAAGAAAAAGAAATTAAAAAATTAAAACTAGATAAAGGATCAATAGTATTTTTTCCAAGTAATTTTATGTACCCTCATAGTATTCAACCTATTACGAAAGGGACAAGGTATAGTATAGTAGCATGGCTGCAGTGAATTATAAATTAATAAAAAACTTCTTTTCAAAAGAAGAATTAAATGTGTATCAAAGATATTGTTACAATAAATTAGATGCAAACAGAGATTAC